AGCCGTAGCCGTAGCCGTAGCCGTAGCCGTAGCCGTAGCCGTAGCCGTAGCCGTAGCCGTACATTCGATCAGCCTTCAGCGTGCCCATTTCGCTGCTCGCAGATTCTCGGTCGCCGCATCGGCGCACGGGATAATCTCGACCGCCTCTGTGAGCACAATCTCCGGCACTTCGTCGCTTACCCGAGAGCCATCACCGACGCCCCTCAGCGCGATTTCATGCAGCGTATTCGCGCCTTTCCACCGCCAGATTCGGCGAGCGTTTTTGAGGCCAACCTCAGCGCCAGAATGCGAGACGAGTTCGCCGACGTGGACGCCTGCAGAGTACGTTCTGATGACACAGTATTTTCCGATCATTTGATGCTCCTGTTGGTTGGTTGTGCGCGTTACAGTCGCGCCCCTGGCCTGACCCCGCCCGACGTTCGTGGGAGACTGGGCGTATCAGGCTGCCGGTGTTGCCGGACCGCCGGCTGCCGTCATGCCGCGCCACGGTACACGTAGCGCCGATATTGATCCGCGCCCAGCACTTGCCGGATCACGCAGCGGTGCGCCTTGACGGTGCCCGTGGCAACGCCCATCGTTCGGCCGATGTCCTTCATGCACATCCCCTCAGCGGTGAGCCTCAAAACGGTTTTCTGGCGTTGCGTTAGGCGTGAATACTCGGGGCTTGCAGTGGCGTCAAGCCGGTGAATTGTGGCGCTCATGCTGACCCCGTGTTGATTGATTTTTTCGCTGCCAATGCAATGGCGAACCTGTTCGTTCTTGCCCATTCACTGCGCTGAGCCTCCATGTCAACCCTCTTGTGGGACACACCTCTGCAGACTGTGTTGGCGCACGAAGGAGAAACACCAAACCGCTTTGAAATATGCGTTGGTCTGAATCCAATTAAATACAGCTTTCGCATAATCCAAACATCCATATTCGTTAGTTTGGCCATTGGGTGCTCTTCACCCTGAGGGGCCTTTTTTGCCCTTCCTTTGGCTATGCAATCTGCTGCGTTGTCTTTTGCTGTTCCGAGGAACAAGTGCGCAGGGTTAACGCACTGAGGGGTATCGCATGAATGACATACATACAACCCTGGCGGGATTGGCCCTATAAAATCAACATATGAAATCCGGTGAGCACGCGCTGATTTCCCGCCCCCAATGCTGACTTGCCCATATCCATCCTTGCCACAAAACGAGTTCCAAAGCCAACATCCGTTTGAAGCAATCTCGACATGCTTTTTAATTCGGTCTTTCGGCGGCAGTAGAGTTCGCGGCATTAGTCTGTTTCCTCAATGAAGTTTAATGAAGGAAGCGCGTCAAATATTGCCTCGACTTCTGCTAAAAAAAGTCGCGCCTGATTTTCAAGAACGGCGATACGTTCCGGATCAGCGTGCAGTCGGCGCACCCATATTCGCTGCCCATCAGGGAATTCTGAGCAATAAAGAACTAAGTCGTTCCACTTGCGTTTCGTGACGGCCATTTCCCATTGCATTTGATCGACGTGATCGGCGGGGAATTTTCCCGATACGATTGCCATGGCATAGTTGTCATACCGAGGCGCTTTCGCTTGCACTAGCCCGTCTAGCCCTGAAAATGCGTCCGGCGTTGCTCCTGCTCCTTCAATATCCGGATGCTCGACCCATCGTGCAGGCGACAGAAGCAAGCCTTTGACAAGCTCATACTCGGCAAGCGCCGAAGGCTCGGACTCAATCCCGCGCATGATGTCCTCGTTCTCTGGCGGCGCATAGCAGAACGACCGCCCGTAGTAGCGTTCCAGCGCCAGTTTGCGGGCAAGCGTAATTGCCCCCTGAGTCAACTCTCCAGGCTTTTTCTGCGTGATGATCTTGCCAATCATCGATCCGCCGAGTTTGCCCTGACGATCCTTTACCCATGCCGGGTTTTGCGTGCCGTCTGGAAGGCGCTGTAGCGTCATGCTGGTTGCGCCTGTGCAGCTGCCGCCTTCAGCGCCTCGCCATGCTGCTGCCACGTCGCCGCGAAGCCCGGTGCTGCCTTATTGAGCGCGAACGCCTTCTGCAGGATCTCAGGCCCGTCTAGCGCCGCATTGCGCAGGGTTTCGAGCAGGGCATCGTTTGTCTGCTTCTTCGCGTCCCGATCATGCGATACGCGGGCTAGTTCGGCGTCGTCGTCGAACACCCGCAGGCAGAAAGCAGTCGTGAGCGAATAGCGTTTCGCATACGTGAGGCTTGAGCCAAACCCTTGCGCGTCCATCTTGCTAGCCGGAACGAACAGCTTGCCAAATGACAGCGAATCGCCGCCTGCGTGGTGAACAATCGTTTCCACCGTCACGCCACGATCGGACTCGTGAGTGACCTGCCGCATCCACAGATCATTCGCGACGAGTGCCGGCTTGATAGCGTCGATGACCGCCGACAGATCGGCATAGCGGTTCTTGAAGTGCGGGTTCTGCGAGTCCTTCACCGCGCCGTCGATGCTGGCGAAAGCCTTTGCCATTGCGGCCGAAAGTGTTGCTGTCGTCTCTTCGCTCACTTCGATTCTCCCTCGATGATTTCAATAACGAGCGCCAGCACGTCAAACTCGCTTGTGAGCCCGATCTGGCGCATCAGGTTGGCCTTCGCCATGTGGACGGATGCTGCGGTGCCTGTGTGGTGCTCCGGGCAGGCTGGCAGCGTCAGGAAGTCGTTGCGAGCTATCCTGCCCTCGCGGATGTGGTGGACTTGCGCTGGCGTTTCGCCATGGTGCATTAGCCGGCAGAAGATACAGCCGATGCCAGCCACCTTGCCCATCCATCGCTTGCCGGCTGCAGTGCTCATTGCTTCACCATCCGATCGTAGAGAACGACGTTCACCGTCGCGGCAAGGTTCATGCAGTACGCCGTCGGCACCATGATCACGTCTCGGCACCAACTGAGCGTATCCCTGCCAAGCGTGCCATCCTCCGGGCCGAAGACGTAAAAGGCCCGCTCAGGGTGCGTGTACGTCACCAGTGACTTCGCGCCTTCAACCAGATCGACGGCAATCGGCACGCAGTCAAATGGCACGGCATCGCGCAGAGATGAAAACGACAGCAGCGGGATATGCCGATAGGCTTTCGTCGTGTCGGTGCTGGCCCTGCGGTACCTGTCGCCGGTCGTGGCAACCATTGCAGCTTGATAGCACGCAGCGGCACGCAGGACTGATCCGACGTTCAGATTGTTTTTCGGCGAGTGCAGGCCGATTGCGGCATAGCCTCTCATGGTCAATCCCTTGCGATAGCCAGAACGGCCGAAATGCCGAAGCCTAGGACGAACGCGACGAACGCGGCGAGGATGCAGAGCCAGCTCACCAGATCGCCCCCGCAAGCGTCCCGAATACGACGACGCCAAGCAGAATCCACTTGATTGCCAGCCATTCGGCGCGGTCCTGCTCAAGCGTCCGGTTCCGTGCATCGCGGGCGATCCAATGCCCGCAGGCCCGCTCGGCACGTTCCTCGTTGATCGTCTCGCCGCGAAAGGATTTGCGGATGATGTCGATCCACATCTTCGCGGTGTCCTGGTTGATTCTGTCGTTTCGGTTCATTTCTTTAACTCCTCGGCGATTTCTGCCATCAGGACGCTCCCGGTTTCTGCGACGGCCGATGTCAGCTTCAAAACGAGATCCTCTGATGCCTTGTCTTCGGCTTGCAGTAAGTTCCTTGCCGCGCAGACCGCCCCAGCGAAATAGATCAGCTTCAGAAAAGGCTTGTTATGCCCGGACTTGACTATCAAGGATGAGAACTCTTCGTTCTCTCGCGAAATTGCCGCCAGTACTTCGTTTGCATCGAATGTCTTCATTTCTGCTCCTGTTGGTAGATTCCCGCCGCTTTCTCGATCAGTGCCGCCTGCCACCCGGCACGATTGCCGCGCAGCCATTCCGCCTGCTGCCTGATCGTCTCGATGAGCATGTCGCGCTCTAGCCGCAGGTCGCGGTTCTCGTCGCTCAGTTCGCCGATAAGCAGCGCCTGCCGGACTATCTCCGTCGCCTGATACCGAATGTCGGCGTCGCGGATGTCGTGGATTGATCCGAGTTCGGTCATGCTGCCTCCTTTTCTGTCGAGAAGACGGCATCCAGGATCAGAGACGTATATGCGTTGATCACTTTGACGCGCTCCCGTGGGGTACAGTCCCTTGCGGTGACATGCAACGTCGTTCCGTCCGAGAAGACGCACAGACCGTGCGTGTCACACCATTTCCGCAGGCGAGGGCTTGAAGAGTGGACCGTCCGATGCACAACGCGGCGCTGTGCGCTGGTGTACCCGGACCACTCGCCTTCAATCACGAATCGCTTGCTCATGCTTCTTCCTTCGCAGGATCGCGCATCGCTTCAATCTCTTCGAGAGCAGCTTTGGCAACCGCCCTGTCGGCGTCCAGCATGTACATGGCGATGATGATTTGCCCGGTGTACATGCCGCGTGTGTAGTCGTCAACGCCGCGTCCGTTTTCGGATGTTGTCGCGTGCCATTCTCGGATTACTGCCATGCAGTCCCGGACGAGGTTGTCGCCGGCGGTTGGCTTATTCATGGCTGCCGCCCCTGTCGTCATAGTCCGCAGGCCGCTGCTCTGCGTACTCCGCTTCACCCTGCTCTTGCGCCATCAGTGCGAGCACCTCCGTCATCGACAGCTTGCCGCGCAGCACTTTGAGCGCCTCCTTCTCGTGATCGGCAAGCCAGTCGAGCGTTTCCGCGATCAGGCTCTGCCGCCGAAGCTGGCCGTTCAGCGTCCATGCGTAGGTTCCATCGCCCGCGAGGGCTTCGGCCTGCTGCGCTTCGGCTTTTCCGACGAGATCGCCGATTGCGTCTTCCTCGTCGGCGAACCGCCGGTATGTCTTGTCGTAATTGCTTAGATTTGCGTGCATGAGTCTCTCCGGTTGCGTTGGTGTGTAGATATATTAGCCAATGGCTAATGCCGTGTCAACAGGAAAGCGCAACTATTTTGTAACAGTGGAGCGGCTAGGCAAAACGCTGGCGAAATTCGTCTGCGGGGTCGTCGTCTGGCTTTGCGGCAGATCCGCGCCAGTCCGTCATGTCCCAGTTGCCCTTGCCGTGGTTGCATACTTCGCAAAGGACTTGCAGGTTGTTAGCGTCAAGGGCTAGTGCGGGGAAGAGCCTACGCGGCTTGATGTGATCGACGTGCATCGATACGCCATCGGCCCGCGTAGCACCGCAGCAGGCGCAGATAGCGCCGTCGCGCTTGAGAACTGCCATTCGCACGCGACGCCATTCATACGACTTTAGGAACTCATCGCTAGACGGCGACGGCTTTGGAGTTGCCACTTCCTTCAGGAAGTCTTCGCTTCTACGCTCGCGCGATTTTTTACGCTCTTTTTGGCGTTTTAGGTGCTCAACTTCTGCCTTGAATTCGCCTGCATTCTGCAGGAAATCAATCGCTAGCTCAGCGTATCCCTTGCGTTTCTCATTCTTCTTGGTTAGCTGCTTCTGTAGGCTTGCAAGGAGGGCGTCCTGCTGTGCTTGCGATAGCGTCATGCTTGCGTGCCGTTGTGCCCATCCTTTCTCTAGCGGCATCGGAATGCCTAGTATTGCGGCTTCGGATGCTGGCATTCCTGAAAAGCCGTGCGGGTACTTCGCACGCAGGTAATCGCTAAGTTTCATCTTGCAAGCCTGTTTTGAAGTTGAATCGATCAATATCAACGGGGCGAAGAAAAACCATCCGCCAGAAGTCCAATCCTGGCATCTCACAGTGCGGGGCAGGGCTTTCGCGTGCTGCTGGTCCGCAGGCTGGCAGGGGTATTCCTTCCCACGCGCGTCGTCGTCGCTGCGCCAGCTACAGTTGGACGGGGCTGAGGATAATTGCCCCCCCTTTACTATGTGCGGCAGCTCTAGTTACAGACGAAAAAAAGCCCACTGATCTGAAGGTGGGTGGTAGTCGTGTCAAAGTCACGCCCTGCCGAAGCAGGCCACCCCCAGATCACTGGGCTTTTTACAATCTTGACACGGCTACCACACCGCACAATTCCCATTCTAGCGAAAACGGATCGCGCCTGCAAATAAATTTCGATTGCCGCTTGCATGCTTAGGCGATGCCGTATATCATCGGTGCATGAAATCGACGCCACGCCAAGAATTGCTCGAAGCCGCCCGCAGGGTAGGCGGTACTTATGCCGATCTGTGCCGCGTGCTGGGCGTGACGCCCGCCACGATGGCGAACTGGGCGGCAGGGGATCGGCCTGTATCGCTGCGCAAGGCGGTGCAGATCGAGGCGCTGACCGGGGTGCCAGCCGAGACGCTGGCTACCGGGTACGCGGATGTCATTTACTACCTTCGCGGCAGCGGGGGGCAACGGGGGAAGCATGAGCGAGTTCGACGAATTCTGGCAAGCCTACCCGCGAAGGGTGGCGAAAGCCGAGGCTAGAAAAGCTTGGGCGCAAACCGAATCAATCCGCCCACCGCTGGATGCGGTCATCGCCGCGATTCAGCGATCAGCGACGCAGTGGACGGATATCCGGTTTGTGCCGCACCCAGCAACGTGGTTGCGGGGCGAGCGGTGGGAAGACGAGGTGACGATCATCGATACGCCGAAATCTGCATTCATGGCGCGATTACAGGGGGCTAGCAATGGCAATCAGCCAGAAGTGGGTCGACAGAATATTTATCAGATTCGCGGCAATTTACGGCACGGCCAAGGTTGACGCGATGTGGCAGGACGTGCCGGATAGCGAACGGAATGAGGCATGGGGCGCGGCTCTGAGTAAATTCTCGGCAGAATCGATCGCAAAGGCGGTCCGGGATCTGCCCGATAACCCGTCCCCATGGCCGCCTACCCTGCCGGAATTCATCTCGCTGGTACGCGCTGCGGCGGCGGAAAGGGCGCATCAGGTAAAGCCGATTGCCTTGCCGGACGACACGCAGGTAGTCGAGCCGGAGCGGGCGCGGCAATTGATGGCCGATCTACTCAAGGGAATGAAGAGGGTGCCGGGATGAGTGCCTACTACAACGAAAACGACCCGAAGGCCGCAGCGTGGCTGCGCGAGCTGATCAAGGGCGGGCGCATTGCAAACGGGGAAGTTGATGAGCGATCGATTGTCGATGTCGAACCAGATGACCTTCTGGGATTCCGGCAGTTTCACTTCTTCGCTGGCATCGGGGGATGGAGCCTCGCCCTGCGAATCGCCGGATGGCCAGACGACCGAGAGGTCTGGACAGGATCATGCCCCTGTCAAGGCTTCAGCACGGCGGGCAAAGGCAAAGGCGGTGCCGACGATCGACATCTCTGGCCTGATTGGTTCCGGCTCATCCGCGAGTGCAAGCCTCCAAGCCTCTTTGGCGAGCAGGTTAGCGCAGCGATTGGGCACGGATGGCTCGATCTTGTATGCACAGACCTGGAAAGAGAAGGTTACGCCTGCGGGTCGGCGGTATTGGGCGCACACAGCATCGGCGCACCGCACATCCGCCAGCGACTGTACTGGGTGGCCCACACCGACCTCGCGGGACTGGAAGGACGGGGGGCAGTGCGACAACGTGCCGATCAATGCGCTGCTGGGCAGGACAGCGTGGCTGGCAGGGTGGGCGACACCGCACACAAACGCATCGACGGGGGCAGGGACGCAGGGGCGAGACGGGGGGCTGAACCTCCAGAGTCAGGCGCAACTTGCGGGGTGGGGAACGCCGACAGCGCAGGACGCAAAGCATGGGACTTTCAGTCCATCGGAACAGCAACGCGACCCGAACAATCTGCGCGTGCAGGTTCACATGGCGGGACCGGCGAGGATCACGGCGGATGGTCAGATATTGACTGGCTCTTCTGCCGGGATGAAAAGTGGCGGCCAGTTGAGCCCGGCACATTCCCGCTGGCTCATGGGGTACCCGCCCGTGTGGGACGACTCAGGGGCTACGGCAATGCGATTGTTCCGGCAGTCGCGGCGGCGTTCGTGAGCGCGGCAGCATGAAAGACGACCTGTCGAACGAAACCTACGCGGCGATCACATCGAGCAAGGTCGACTGCCGTCAGTGCGCCCATCACAGCATCGTGCGCTTCGCCAATCCGCCGAACTGGGTGGTCTGCGACCGGCACCGGCGGGCGTCGGTGCTCATCCGCATGGACCCGAAGCGTTGCGGGCCTGCGGGCAAACACTTCGAGAAACCAGCGAGGGCAGCATGACAGAATGGCAACGAATCGAAACAGCGCCGCGTGACGGGGTGGCAATCCTCATCATGAACAACGATGCGCCGGGGAATGAATCTGGACATGCTGAGACGTGCTGCGAGCACAACACGTATGTCGCGGCGTGGTGGGCGAACGAGGGTGACGGCGGAGAGTGGGTCTGCTACATGGACCGGATAGAAGAGCCGATATGCCCGATTGACCCTACCCATTGGATGCCTCTGCCCGTTCCGCCTGGGTCGGCAGCATGAGCACTTTAGTTGATCACGCAAAGCGTGAGTTGCAGGGCATTGGGATGCTTGAAAGCGAAGACGAGATGAATGCAGCAGCAGCACAAGACATTCTGAGCATTGTCGAGGTGTTCGCAGGGCAGGGGCACTCTGGATTCTCGGCGTCGTATGTGGCGAATGCGCTTAACAAGCTGCTGAGGTTCGAGCCGCTTGGCCCGCTAACGGGGGCGGAATCCGAGTGGTGGGCGCTTGACTACGATGAGGACATGCAGGCTCAGAACATTCGGTGCCGTCATGTGTTCAGGCGCTCGGATGGGACGGCATATGACATTCAGGGCCGAATATTCAGAGATCCCGATGGAACTTGCGTTACGTCGAAGGATAGCCGCGTGGACATCACGTTTCCGTATACGCCGAAGTCAATAACGATTGACCGCAGGGAAGACGGGACGTGGGACGAGTCAACATGAGCGCCCCCCAGCAGACAATCCTCCGCGCATTGCGCCGCAAAGGACTGACAACCGGCCAGATCATCGATCGATTCGGCATCCTGCGACCAGCGTCCGTGATCCTGTACCTGCGCAAGCGGGGCCATCAGATCGTGACGCTGCGCCAGCCGAGGTCAGGGATGGCGATGTACGTTTTAACCAAGGAGATGACGAAATGAAAATCGAGGAAATGACGGGTAGTGGCGTCGCAGTGCTGTCGCCGAGTCTTGCAGATATGATTCGCGGGCGTCGCCAAGCGGGGCCGATCAGGCTCGACCAGTTGCCGCCATCGCCCGATGTCGAGATCACGCCGGACGATGCGCGGCGGTTGCTTGCGTCGAGCAACGGCAACCGGGCAATCACGAGACAGCGCGTCTCGACGTATGCCGATGCAATGGCGCAAGGCAAGTGGCTGCTCAACGGCGAGACGATAATCATCGGCAAAAGCGGGGCGCTGCTGAACGGGCACCATCGCTGCCATGCCTGCATCGTAGCCGATACGCCATTCGTCACGAAGGTTGTCAAGGGCATTCCTGATGAGAACTTCGTCAGCATCGATCAGGGCAAAGAGCGCGGCGCCGGGTAGGTTCTGGCAATGACTGGGACGAAGCAATCGGCAGCAGTTGCCGCATCCTTGCGCGTGATCTTGGCCGTGAAGCGCGGGCACAACCGGATCGGCGTGCCGTTCACGAACATCGAGATCGTCGAGGCCAGCGAGGAATATCCGGGGATCGTTGACTACATTCGACTGTGCTACGAAACGCGTCGGTTTGCGCCGCTGTCGATCATTGCCGGCCTATGCTACCTGTTCGGCGAGGCTGACTCGGCAAAGGCGGCAGAGTTCGGCACGCGGCTGACGACGGGCGAGGGGCTGCAGGCCGGGTCGCCGATCCTGCTCCTGCGCCAGAAGTTGCTGGCGGACAAAATGTCATCGCGCAGGATGTTGCGGGAGGACATCGCCTCGCTGACCGTTGTGGCGTGGAATGCGTTCGCAGCCGGCCGGCCGGTGAAGCGGTTATCGCTCCCGGCCGAAGGGTCCGGTCTGCCGAAGATTTACGGTCGCTGATCGTGCTCAGAATGACCGAGGAGGACGCGAGAAGGCACCTAGAGCGCGTTCGGGTGGCGAAAACGGGTACGGGTAGCCAAGAGCCCGCCGAATCGATCCTAGAGGGTCAACCTGATACTTTCTTGCGGGCAGGGCCGAAGTTCAAGTCGAAGTGGGAGGAGCGGTTTGCCGAGTTGCTCGACATCCGCATACGCGCCGGGGAGCTTCGTAGCTGGGTTTACGAGGGCATCCATCTGCGCCTTCCTGGCGACATCATGTACCGAGTGGACTTCATCGCCTGCACTGCCGCAGGGGAGCTCGAAGCCATCGAGGTGAAAGGCCGGATGCGCGAGCCTGCGCGGATAAAGCTCAGGCAGGCGATAGAGCGGTATCCGCAGTTCAAGTGGTTCCTCGTTCGGGGCGACATGATCCAGATCCGCCTGTACGCACCGAAGGACGTGCCAAGCAAATGAGCAGCGTAATTGACTGGACGGTCAGTAGGCTATCCGCCGACATGCCGCCTTGGCACGCCTCGCAGCCTCCGCGCAAAGCCACAAGATCCGTCGACCGCGTACCGCCCCTGCTTATGGCCGAGGGGCGCGGGATGACGACAACGGAAATCGCCGAGGCGCTGGGCGTATCGCGGGACTCGATCAACATCGCTTGCCGGGTGCTGACTGAATCCGGCGTGCTGAAGCGGTGCAAAGGCCCGCTTGCGGGGAACAATCATCGGGTGCCGATATGGAGGCTTAAATGACGATCAGCATCGGAACGTGGATTATTCCCGGAGTGATCACGGCGATTTGCCTCTGGTATTTGTTTTCCACAAAGCCGGGGCTGTCGCGGGAAGACGCCATTGCTAGCGGGTTGTTTTCGCTGCTTGTTGCCAGTTGGTCATGGGTCATCTGGCTGTCGCTGCGGCTATGGGGGTGGATATGAAGCGTACACCGTGGTTCAAATGGCCGGAGATGCCGACTCGGGCGGGCTTTTATGAGGTTCGATTTGTGCAATGGTCCGGGGCTTATTCCAAGGTGAGACGCTGGGAGTGGCGTAAAAACGGAGAACAGATGCAATGGTTCGATGTAGATGGGTTCAGGATGTCGAGCGTGCCCGGGGACGAATGGCGCGGACTGACGAAGGAGGCCAGGTGAGCGAGTCATGTTGGCATTGCAGATACGCCGAGGTAGTAGGGCAGCAAACCGTGCGGCACCTGATCCTGAGCCGAGGCTACATCGATCGGCATGCAGATGAGCGCGGGAGCGCCGCCAAGGGCGAGAATATGAGCGTGATATGCCCGGAAGCGCGGACAGTCAATTCCGTGCCGTGCAAACGGCTCGAGCGCGAAGTGGGGGCGGACGATGAGTGATGACGCGAAAATCATTCTGTTCGTTGTCGGCGTGACGGCTGGTGTCTTCATGTTCATTTTCTCTCTGGCGATATTCGTTGAGTTCATGGCCTGCGATGCAAAATGGCCGAACAATCGGCATGAGTTCGGCGTGTTCTCTAGCTGCATGGTCGAGTACCCGGCAGGCAGTGGGCGGATGGTGCCTGCGGCGGCGATCAGGGTGGTGGATGGAAAATGACAGCAGCAATGGAATGGACAGCGCAGCAAGCCGTTACCCCCCTAGTGCAATCTCCTCTGCGGCGATATCGGGCCGGATCCTTGTTGGCGAAAATAATTGCGGCGCTGGACGACGTCGGCGGCATGGCATGCCGGACCAGCGATCTGTGTCCATCAAGCTCTCGGGGGACGAAGCCGCTTTACTTGCCGACGCGCATCTACAGTGACTTCATCAGGTTCGCGCATTCGAGACGGTGGACAGGCCAAAATGATTGAGGTCGGCACCCGCGTCGAGATTGTCGGCGGAGAATACTGGCCTAGGACAGGGGTTGTCGCGGGCCACAAAACGGTTCAGGGTATGCCGTGCGTATCGGTAAGTCTGGACCGCCCATTGGCGAACCGCGAGCGGGTGATCGTGGTTCTGGAAGAGCACGTCTTGGAGGCTGAATGAGCAAGAAAATAATGACTCGAGAGGAAGGGCTCGAATACTTCCGCAAAGCAGTCATCAGGGATGGTAAAAAAATGATCGCGGACTTTGAGGATGCGGTCTGTGCCGAGATGATCAGCGAGATGACCAGGGCGGGGAAGTATCCGCTCACTGCGAGCAATGCCGCCGGCTCGAGTACGGCGAAGGCGAATCGGGCTTCGGAATGGCACGAGTTGTGGCATCGCGCCAACCAGCCGAACTGGATGTATCTCTGGGCAGAAAGGTTTGATGGCGATGCTGGGGCGGTTAGCAGCCAAGATTGCGGGGTGAAGGCAGGCGGTGATCTTGGCCGCCCTTCCAGCGCCAACTCTCCAGAAGCAAAGCGCGAGCACCACGTCGTACGCACTGCCGATGGCGGATGGGCAATCCATGGGCCGGGACGGGCGCGAGAGTTCGCAGGCTACGGCAACGACGCTCGAGACAGGGCCGAGATGGTCGCCGCTGATCGTGACGGCAGGCAGGCGGACGCCAGTTTCTGGATGTCGATGCTTGAGGGGGGGGGCCGCGATAACCCTGCTCGCGGTACAATAGCCGATGGAGTGCGGCTATGGCATGCGCGAGGCTTGAGCGGCTGATGAAATGGTACCGCGACAGGGTAGTTCTGGCACGGACCAAGCGCGAGCTCGAGGCCCTGGGCGGCGGCGGCCCTCCTCCAGCACCCCCGCCGTCCGGAACCATTGCCCCATCGATCACTTCATACGGCAACGCGTCTTCTGTAGTCCTGACGGCAGACGAGGGCACGACATTCGTCGGAACAGTCGCCGCAACAGGCACCATCCCGATCACGTATTCGATCGCCGGGGGGGCGGATGCAGCAAGGTTCACGGTCAGTTCTGCCACGGGCGAGCTATCGTTTCTGACTGCACCGGTCTTCGCTTCTCCGATTGATGCCGGCGCGGACAACGTCTACAACGTCATCGTTCGCGCCATGAACGCCTTCGGGCAGTACGACACGCAGGGATTCGCGATCACAATTCGCGAGGTAGTCGCCGGTACTGCGCCGGTCATCACGTCGAACGGTGGCGGGGCGACGGCCACGATCAATGTGAACCATGGCGCGATTGCCGTCACTACTGTACAAGCGTCCGGCACATCCCCGATTGTCTACAGCCTTGCCGGCCCGGACGCATCCGCTTTTACAGCCTCCTCGAGCTTGGGGACGGTGCAATTCGCGTCCCCTGCTACATACGTGTCGGGCGGTGACAACGACCGGGCGGTCAGTGTTGTTGCCACGAATAGTTTCGGCGCTGACTCGCAGGATTTGACGGTCAATATTGCCGCGCCTCCAGCGCCCGTCTCCTCGAGTCCGACCCTCCCGCTCGCGACGATCATCGATCGGATGCGGACCAACCTCGGCCTGAAGCTGATCGACGGAACGGACCCCCCTGCCAGATACCCGGCGATCCGCATGCCGGTCAACTACGCATTCTGGCGGCTGGTGTACGACCCGTATGGGGCAGAGCACCCGTACAAGTTCGACTCGATCGCGCCATGGTTCTGGGTCTACCTCGCGCAGTACAACACGGCCGTCGGAAAAAGGCTCCAGGTGCGCAGGAGTCGGGTGGCAGTGGGTCTGGACAGCTTCACGGGCTCGTGGTGGGACTCTGGCCTGATTCCGTACCAGAACAGCTACGGGCAAGTCTGGAACGCAAGGTCGCCGACAGGAAATCCGATTTCCGCGTATGCGCGCAACGAAGACTCGGAATCCATGTCCATCGCCGTCAGCGGCACGACCGGGATCGAGATATGGCACCGGGATTTCTATACGCGGTTCGGCCGGCCGCTTGCCGCCAGAGCCGTCTCCTGTGCGTGGATCTGCGAGTGCCGGGTCATCAACAACGACGGATCGCCCTACACCGGGGCGGATGCGAAGTTCCTCGTGAACCTCGGGTATGACCCGTACAACAGCAGTCGGGACAATGCTTACAACGCAACGTTCGCGAGCGGGATCTATCCGCAGTCTGCCGACGGGGGGAGTCCGACATGGATACTGGTCGATGGCTCGATGGGCTGGACGTCAGTCGGCGGGATCTCGGTGACCGGAACTGATCGGTCGTTCGTTGACGGCCCTCCTCCACCCTTCGGAAACTTCACCGGGAGCCCCGGCTCGTGGCTCGGGGACGACTCGCCATACGTGCCGACTCCCGCGCAACTGGGTGCAAACCCACCTTCACTCATCGTGACATAGAGGGCATCATCAAAATCCCCGAGAAACCCCGGCGTTCAGGCCGGGGAGGTAGAGGGCGGCAGTGGAACTGCCGAGGGGATGACTCGTGTACAATGTATGGCTATGAAGCGCACCACTATATTCGTTCCGCACCAACTGTTTGCTCGGCTCAAAGCCTTGTCCAAGATCACTGGCATATCCGTTTCTGAACTAATCCGGCGCGCGGTCGACGAATATCTCGGGCGGCAGAAATGATTCTGGTCTACCGATACCGCGTGAAGTCTCTGAACGGGCTTCTGAACAAGCAGGCCCGCGCGGTTTCGTATGTCTGGAACTTCTCGAACGAAACTCAGAAACACGCATTGAAGTGGAACAAGCGATGGCCTACCGGGTTCGATCTGAACAAGCTGACGACCGGTTCCAGCAGAGAGCTTGGCCTGCACTCTGGCACGGTCAATGCTGTCTGTGAGCAGTACGCGAAGTCGCGCAAGCAACACAAGCGGCCGTATCTTCGCTGGCGCGGCAAAAAGTCTCTTGGATGGGTGCCGATCAAGGGCCGTGACATCAAGGAAACGCCGAATGGATTTCACTTCCACGGGCGTGAATTCAAGGCCTTCAAGAGCCGCAATATTCCGATTGGCGCGAAGATCAAGGACGGTACCAGTTTCTCGCAAGACGCACGTGGCAACTGGTTCCTGAATGTCTGCATCGAAGTTGCTGACGTTGCGGTCCGAGCGATTAGAGCTGGCGTTGGCATTGACCTCGGGTTGAAGTCGTTCGCCACACTCTCCACGGGTGAGGTGATCGACAACCCGCGCATCTTCAGATCGCTTGAGGAACGCATTGGCAAGGCGCAACGCGGCAAGAAGAAGCGACTTGCCGCCAATCTTCACACCAAAGTGAAGAACACCAGAGGCGATTTTCTGCACAAGCTTTCGAGCCGAATCACCAAGGAGTTTGACTACATCGCGGTCGGCAATGTGAACGCCGCCGGCCTTGCCAAAACCAGCATGGCAAAAAGCGTCAACGACGCTGGCTGGTCGTCCTTTCGTCGGCAACTTGCGTACAAGGCCATTAGGCATGGCGCAACGTTTGACGAAGTGGACGAGAAATGGACTACCCAGACCTGCGACGCATGCGGCGTGATCGCCGGCCCGAAAGGGCGTGCGGGACTGAATGAGCGGCAATGGATATGTGTTTGTGGCGTTAAGCATGATCGTGATGTGAATGCTGCACTGAATATCTTGCGTAGCGGCTCTGGACATAGAGCCCCTGTAGAGGGAATCCCCGTTCTTTAGGGCGGGGAGGATGTCAAATACCCCCGCCGGTATGCAGACGAGAGTCCGCACTACGCGTTCTGGGCCGGCCAGTGGTTCGTGCCGGGGGAGACGATCGAGCAAGCAGAAGCCGGGTATATCCGCCAGGAGCGGGCAGTGGAGCAGAGATGCCAGTGGGAAAGCGCGTAGACCGCACCGAAATTGATAGGCTAGGGTTTAGAAATCGGGCCGTGTTCCGGCTCCATCGCTATCTGTCCAGCGAAAACCCGAGGACTATCTGGGGCCGCGCAACGTGGAAAGAGGTTCTGCGGAAAATCCTGTGCCGGATCGGGGCCGACTTCGGGCTCAAGGTCCGATGAACGCCGCTCTCCAGCACGCCGTCTCCGGTTTCGCGCATGACAACGAGATCGTGATGCTCGTCGTGGACCCTCGGCACCCAGACGCCATGGACGTCGCGTCATTCCTGTGGGAGGATCCTGCGGACGAATTTCTGAACGCTGAGACGATCAAGGCCGTCGCCACGAAAGAGCTTGACCGCCTGTTCGTTCTGGTCGGCACCCCGTTCCAGCAATTGATGATGACTCGCGCAGGCAAGGCGACGGAGGCAAAATCATGGCTTTCGAGCATGACCGAGTGGGCCGAGAGGCGGAAACTGAGCCTGGCGATCCTTGCCATCGTACAGCCGGAACTCAAGGAGCCGATTGGGGCGATCATCGATCAGTCATCCAAGGCAGACCGGTTCGCGAAATTCCTGATCTGAGGCGGTCGGCCTTCGGGTCCGCAATAGTCGAACTCGAGCGCCGGGGATGGACCCTCGCACAGATCAGCAGGCACATAGGCTGCGATCGATCTCACGTCAGCCGGATGAAGGATGATCCGACGGTCATTCCGCGATGGACGGTAGGGGAGTCGCTTCTCGAGTTGCGCGACAACGTCCTTTCCGGCCTCAGCCGCTGGAGCCGGGTGATCATCTCACTGAGAGCACACGGGTACACGTCGACCAAAATCAGCATCGCCTGCCGGATCACAGAGAGTACCGTGCTGGACCTCGAGCACAAGCCTAGCCAGATCCCGTCTCACGACGTCGGAGAGGCCCTGATCGCGCTGTACCGGCGCAATGTCGAGCGGCTGAAATAGATCGCTAGTTGTCGGATTGCCGGACTCGGAGCGATTTCCGGTAGGCGATCAACTCCCCCTCAATGAACACCGTTGTGTTTGGCCCTAGCTTGATTGGCCGGGGGAAGTCTGGTCGGGTCTTCACCCACCCCCACAGTGTGCTGGGAGAAACGCTCAGAAATTTCGCCGCCTGCCCTGGTCGCAGCGACCGACCCTCGTTGATGTCCATGCCAACCCTTTTCGGTGTGGCCGCATGCGTTTGCGTGCAGTCCGATCAGGAGTATGAGGCCAAACTCGAAAACAATCAGCCCACTTAAGGGGCCAACTTTGACCCGTTACTTATGCCGTCCGTTCGCCGAGTTCGTGTTATGCACCATGCGCCTGCATTGAGAGTGTTGTGGTGCGGCTTTACAAGGTGGGATCATGGGGTGGCGTATTTGCGAATAATCCACCCTGACTTTTTTAAGTTGAAATGAAAAACCGCCCGAAGGCGGCTGTGATTGGAGCCCCTGTACCGTGGGGCGGTGCAGTGGATCACTTGCCGGCGAGTTCGATCTGATCCCGGAGCCACTCAGACCCGCCCAGAGCCTTGAGGCGGTCAGCCTGCGCACCGGTTACCCGGAGACCAACGAACCGGTTCAGGGGGTCATCGAACTTCTGCTTCGGCCCGCTCCCCTCCCGGGCACCGCCCCGTCTTTCGCCGATACGTGGAACCCGTGGCTTGGCCCGCCCGAGAGCCTCGTCGAGATCGACACTGATCGTCTCCCCGTCCATGGCCTTGCCGCCCTGAACGAAGATGTCGACGTGCGTCGCATCTCCCCATTCGCCACCGATCACGTAGGCGTAGGCGGCGGCCTTCGGGGAGTCGGCTTCGACCTCCTCGTGGCTATGATCGTCGAAGCAGATGTATTTCATGTCAGTTTCCCTTCGCGAGAATTCCGTTTGCCCACCGACTTCCCTCAGAACCCCAGAAGAAATCGGTGGCGTCGTGCAGGCCGTTGTTCGTCACCCGCTCCCAGATCGCGATCAGTTCTTCTTCGCTGCCGCCGTCTTCCCAAATCATCTTGGCGCGTTTTTCATCGCCGCCCGCGACTGCGAGGATGGCCTCCATGATTTCCGGGGAGGTTTCGCGGCTGTTTGCAGTTTCGATGAATGAGGTCATTTCGTTCTCCTTGTTGGTCGGTGTCGGCTTCGATCACCGTGGAGTCAATGTAAAACGCATTCAAAGAGATGTCAATGGGTATTGTGTGAACAAATGTTAAATCTGCGCAAGAGCCTACGTAAGCACCTCAGATCGGCCCGTTAAGTGGGCTGTTTGCATACCCCCCGGGGTAAACTGGGTGTTGCGTGCGTTTGCTTGGCCAGTTTCGGGCGAACATGAGTCATGCTGATAGTCAAACGGCCACGATTGCCTGCGGAAGCGAATCTTTTCGTCCACAACTGGGCGGAATACGTTCATTTGGAGGAAGAAGTTCGCATCAAGAAGATCGCGAAGCTCCAGCAGGTCACTGAAGCGCAGATTCAGGAGTGGCTGGAGGACAAAACAGTCCAACTCGCGATTTTTTACGAGACATCTACGGACGAGCATGAGCACGGCGTCGACATCGGCAATGTGCTGCGGCAGGTCTCCCGGATGACCTACTACGACCCGGCTCAACTGGTGGATGGCATAGGCAACCCTGTGCCGCTGCATCGACTGCCTGAGGAGATCCGTGCCGCAATACAGGGCGTGGAGATCCAGGAGCGATTCGACAAGGACGAGGGCAAAACGGTCACGTACAAATACAAACTGTGCGACCGCAACTCGTCTGTCGACAAATTGATGCGCTACATGGGCCTTTTCGAGCGGGACAACAAACAGAACGCCAACGCATTCAGCGAGATGCTGGCGCAGATATACCGCGAGGGCTCGAGGCTGCCGCTGCACCGGGCAGAAATCATCGAGGCCGTGGTTGAGCCGGCTGAAGAGGTTTTCGAGCCGATCTCTGTGACCGACAGTCCTGCAGAAGCCGAGTTGATCCGGTTTCAGAACCCGTACAAATGAGCGCACTCATCATCGAGGACTGGTCGAGCCCCATCTGGCGGATCGAGAACCTGTATTGGATCGTCACAGACTCCGGCGAGGAAGTAAAGTTTCGTCTCCGCGAGGAGCAGCGGGAATACCTTCAGGCCCTACATTCGCGCAACGTCATCCTCAAGAGCCGGCAGCTCGGCTTCTCGACGCTCATTAGTGTTCTGCAGCTGGACCAGTGCGTCTGGAACGCGAACTTCAAGGCCGCGACGATTTGCGACACCTTGAAAAAGGCCGGCGACATGTTCCGCGACAAGGTGCTTTTCCCATGGGACCGCCTGCCCGCGCCGATTCGCGATGCTGTAGGGGTAAAGAACCAGACCCTCAACGAGATTGTGTTCGGCAATGGCAGCACGCTGAGCGTTACGACGTCTGCCCGGTCCGGCACTCTGCAAAGCCTGCATGTCAGCGAGTACGGCAAAATCTGTGCGAAAGAGCCGGAGAAGGCCAAAGAGGTCAAGTCGGGGTCTATACCGGCGGTCGTTCAGGATGGCGGCGTCATCCATATTGAGTCGACGGCCGAGGGGCAGGAAGGCGATTTCTACGACATGACGGTCAAGGCCCGCCAGCGGCAGGATCAGGGCAAGCGGCTGACGGTTCTGGACTTCAAGTTGCATTTCTTCCCGTGGTACCGCAAGCCGGCAAACACGCTGCCGCCCGATGGCGTTGTCATCCCGAAGGAGATGCTCGAGTATTTCGCGGTGCTGAAGTCCAAGCACGGCCTGCAGTTCTCGCCCGCTCAGATGGCCTGGTACGTCAAGACCGCCGAAGGTCTCGGCAACCTGATGAAGCGTGAGCACCCGACGCTGATCGATGAGGCGTTCGAGGCGTCGGTCGAGGGCAGCATCTACCAGAACGAGATGACGATCATCCGAAAGAGAGGCGGGATCGGCGCTCACAAGTGGGATCCGCGATTCCCGGTCAATACGTTCTGGGATTTCGGCGTCAATCCGTCATCGGGCACAACCGCCGTTTGGTGGCATCAGCGTATCAACGGCATGAACCGGTTCATCGAGTGCATGGACGAGCCGAATCGCGGGCTGTCGTACTGGGTGAACCAACTCCGTGAGCGCCCGTACGCGTATCAAATGCACTACATGCCGCACGACGTCAAGACGCGCATGCAGGGCGTGCAGGTCGTCTCAAGGCTTGGGCTATTCAACAACCTCGGGATCTACAACATCACGTCCGTCAATCGCATTGATGAGCTGTCGAAGGGCATTGAGATGCTGCGGTCGTTCCTGCTGACGTCTGAGTTCGATGAGGCAGGTTGCGAGCAAGGCATCAAGGCGCTTGATTCGTACCGTCGTGCGTGGGACGAGAAAGCCGGCAAATGGTCTGAATCGCCTCTGCACAACTGGGCGTCGAACCTCGTAGATGCCGCGAGGCAGGCGGCGCAAGGCTACACGCCGGACGCCGAGAACTGGACCCATCAATCCATCGGGCAGATTCCTGCCCTCGAGATACTGGATGCCGAAGTTGGATACTGAAGTCGTCATCATGCTGGAGCGGTCGCTGGAGGAGCAGGAGGCTGCCGAGAACGAGCGCCTTGCTCAGGTCGAGGCATTCGGGCAGATGCTGCTGCTCAAACTGCACGACGCCATTCGTGCGCGTGCAGAATCCGGCATCGAGCGCCGCTGGTCGCAGGATCTCGATCTCTATCACGGGATGGACGGCACTCGGGCGTCGAAGGACGGCGACATATTCGAGGCGGTGAACGAGGCTCGAGGCGGCAAGCAGAAGCGCCGCTCGAGGGTGTTCGTACAGGTGACGAGGCAGAAGACGAATGCTGCCTCTGCTCGTCTGTCGGACATGCTTTTCCCAACGAACGATCGGAACTGGGAGATCGCGCCGACCCCGGTGCCGAAACTGACGAACGCACTGAAGGATCATGGGAACGTCGCTGTGCGCGATCCGCAGCCCGGTCCGACTCAGGGTCAGGTTCTGCCGCATCCGACCGAGGACAGGCCGCTGAATGCGTCTGACGTGATCTCTGCGACGCTGCAGGAGGCCCGCCGCAAGGCGAATGCCATGCAGTCGGAGATCGATGATCAGTTGACCGAGTGCAATTTCAACCGGGAAGGCCGCAAGGCAATCCGTGACGCGGCGAAGATGGGCGTGGGGATCCTGAAAGGCCCGATCGTCGTCAACAAGGTCTGCAAGCGATGGAAGCCGCAGCGGACATCGGACGGCAAGCAAGTCCATCAGCTGGCGATGGTCGAGGAGATCAAGCCGATCAGCGAGCGCGTGGATCCGTGGAATTTCTACCCTGCTCGAGGGTGTGGCGAGGACATCTCGAAGGCCGGCTACATCTGGGAGCGCGAACTCGTCTCGAGGTCGGACCTCAAAGACCTGGCGCTGGCCCCATCCTACAGCCGTGACGCGATCCTGCAGTGCCTCAGGGACGGCCCGAAGCACATCAGCGAGGCGATCAACAGCGAACGCGAGCGGTACGGCACGGGGTATGTGGATCTGACCGGGATCGACAAGGCGAACTTCGAACTGTGGACTTACGTCGGCGAGGTACTGATCGAAGACCTCGCCGCGTTCGGCGCGGACCTGAACGACGACGACCTCGAGCTGAAGAAGCTGTCTGCCATCGTGGTGATGTGCAATCAGAAGGTGATCAAGGCGGTGATCAACCCAATGGACACCGGGGATCACCCGTACGACGTGTTTTCGTGGGAATCGATGGACGGCTCATGGGCTGGCGTTGGGATCCCGTACCTGATGCGCTATGGTCAGGTGACGCTCAACGCGGCATGGCGGCAGATGCAGGACAACGCCGGGGTGACGCACGGCCCGCAGATCGTCATGAACCGGGCGCTTGTCGGGCCGGCGGATGGCAACTGGGAAATCCACGGCATGAAGCTGTGGGAAACGAAGAGTCAGGTCGGCGACGTCCGGACCGCGTTCCAGGTATTCCAGATCGACGACCGGCAGCAGAGCCTGCAGCGAATCATCGAGCTCGCGCTGAAATTCATCGACGAGGAAACCGCGCTGCCGATGATTGCGCAGGGTGAGCGTGGATCTGCGCCGGACAAGGTTGGAGTCGTGACGCTGCTGATGAACTCAGCGAACACGGTGCTCAAGCAGATCGCGAGGAATTGGGACGATTACATAACCAATCCGCACATTACTCGCTACTACGACTGGAACATGCAGTTCAGCGAGAAGGAAGAGATCAAGGGCGACTACTCGGTGAAGGCCCGAGGGTCGACGGCATTGGTCGTTCGTGACCAGCAGAAACAGGACGTGATGATGCTGGCGAACATGGCCGGCAGTCCGACGTTCGGCAAGTTCATCAACCCACAGAGGCTTGCGAAGTACGCCATTGAGGCGAGTTCCATTGCCGACGTGATGAACACGACTGACGAGATTGCGCAGATCGAGAAGCAGATGGCTGAGGCTGGGCCGCAGGAAGCGCCGCAGATTGCTGTTGCGAAGATCCGGGCTGAAGCGGACTTGAACCGCGAGAAGATCACGGCGCAGAGTGAGGCGGCGAACATCCAGTTGAAAGCACAGTCCATGGCTGCAGACGATCAGCGAGACATGATGGAGATGAACCTCAAGCGTGATCTGATGGTGCTCGAGTACGCGCTGAAGAAGGAACTCTCGCTGCAGGACGTCAAGGCCGAATTGGCGATGATGGCGATGAGTCATCAGGCCGACAGGAAGGCGCAGGATGACGCGGCAATGCAGGACATCGTGAAGCAGAACAACGAGCGGATGGCGGCGCTTACGCAATGAACGAGCCGAACTGGGCAAGGGTCGAGGCGGTCTTGAGGGTCGCGATCGATCTGGGGAAAGAACAACTGGAATCGCGAGGGATGGATCAACGCGACGCCGATTTCACGCGCGGGATGTTAGCCGCGTATCGAGAGATTTTGCTGCTGCCGGAAACGACCGCAGCTTCACGGGGTGACTTCGAAGACGCCACCCCATACGCTCTGAGGTAATGATGCAGACTGAAGAAGAGATGTTTGATGAAGCGGCTGATGAAACTGATACTGGAGCGCTGGAAGTTCGGCCGCCGGAGGATGATGATCGGCCTAAGCCTGCAGCCAAAGCTGATGAGCCTACGAGTAAGCAAGAGCCCAAGGACGAAGAAGAGTTCGATCCGCGCGCGCTTGCGAAAGCCGTTGCGATGCTTGACGCCAATATCAAGTCAAAGTTTCGCGACATAGATGGAAAGTTCGGCGGGTTGAGCCAGCAGTTCACGACCTTCAAGACGGAAGTAGCAGCCGCCAGGACTCCAGTCCAGACCGCTGATGAAGCTCCGTCGAAGGGTCAGATCGCGGCCGCCTCCGCAAACTCGGCCAAGTGGAACCAACTCAAGGACGACTTCCCGGAATGGGCGGACGCGATTGAGGAAAGGCTTTCCAGCTTGATGCCGAAACAGGAGGCCAAACCTGCAAAGGCAGAGACTCCTGCAGTTGAGCAGAAGCCCGTATCGGATCCTCGCGTCGACGACATGTCGCTGCAATTGGAGACGATGCGTACCAAGGAAGCTCATCCCGATCTGAAAGAGATTGTTGATTCAGATGGGTGGAAGGTTTTCATGGCGGGCTTACCTGCGCAACTACAAATGCTTGCGTCCAGCCGAAAGGCGGAAGATGCGATTTTCCTCCTCGACCACTACAAGTCGTCCACGACCCAAAAGTCGTCTACGCAGTTAGCCGCCGAGAGACAAGGGAAACTACGCAATGCCGTCAATCCGGTTCGCGGTCAAGCAACACCCCGACGATCGGTCGTCTCTCTTGACGACATGAGCGAAGAACAACTCTTTGACTACTACGCCGCGCAAGAGACGGCTAAGGGTCGATAGGAAACATCATGGCTGATATGCAAGCGTATAGCACCGTCCCACAGCGCGTTCTCGTGCGTGCGGCGGTCAAAATGCTGAAGGAAGTCGACAACATCGAAGTCCTCGGCAAGTTCGGTTCCACTGAGCCGCAACCCCTGAACTCGACTGATACCGTCGTGTGGCGTCGTCTGAACCCGTGGAATATGGGTGCGAACGGTGCGCCGTCGATTGACGTCAACAGTTTCGCGCTGCAAGAAGGCGTGAACCCCGAGGCGAACAGCATCAGCTACACCGACGTGTCGGCGACGCTGCAGCACTACGGCCTGCTCTTCAAGTTCTCGAGCAAGGTCAAGCTGATGTACGCCGACGATGTGTCGGGTGACATGACGCGACTGACTGCCCGCACGCTGGCTGAAGTCGCTGAGTTGATCCGTTACGGCGTCTTGAAGGGTGGCACTGTTGTCGACTACGCGAACGGTTCGACCCGTGTCGGCCTGAATACCGCGATCAATCTCAATCAGCTTCGCCGGATTGCGCGGACGCTGGAAGATGCTCGTGCTTCGCGTGTGACCTCGATGCTGGCTCCGGGTGCTCGCTACGATACGAAGGCGATCGAGCCGGGCTATCTGGTGTTTCATCACACAGACATGAACGCTGACATCCGTGACCTGCCCGACTTCACCCGTGTGGAGAAGTACGGTACGTCGAGCCGCGTGCACATGCGCGAGATCGGCGCGGTTGAGGAGTTCCGCTTCATCAGTTCGCCGCTGTTCAAGCCGTTCCTTGCGGCTGGCGCTGCTGTCGGATCCACCGGGATGAAGGCCGCCAACGCGACCAACATCGACGTGTATCCGTTCATCGTGATGGCCGAGGATGCATTTGGTCATGTCGCGCTGAAGGGCAACAGCGCGATCAAGCCGGTGGTGCATGAGGCGACGCCTTCCAAGGCCGACCCGCTTGGCCAATTTGGTTATGTCGGTGCCAACTTCTACACGCAGACCGTCCGTCTCAATGAGAACTGGATGGCGCGCGGTGAGTCGGCTGTTCGCAGTCTCGCGTAAGGAGCACTCCCATGGCAGTGAAGCTTCAACAGCGGATTAACGCCATGGGCATTGGTGGGATGAGCAAGAACGAACTTCGGGTCGCTCTTGCTTCTCTCCTCGATGCTCTGCAGGCGGTTGCCGCGAAATTGGACGCCGATGCCGGCGTGACTGACACGAACTATGCGGCAGTTGTTGCCGCGTTGATTGAGGATTGATCATGAGCACTACCGTTAGCAACGCACTTGCGGGTGGAAACATCTGCTTCGGAAAGGCCGGCATGGCTGCTGGCACGACCACCACCACGACCGTCACCACGGCGACCAACTATTCGATCCGGGGCCAGATGTATACGCTGGCCGCTGGCTCGAACGGTGCGACGCCGACGACTGACGCCGTGACCGGTGCAGCCTTCCTTCCATTGACTGCCGGCAAGTCCTGCATCTTCGTGTACTGCGCCGATACGGACGGTGCGCTGAAGATCGTTCAGGGACCGCTGGTCAATGGCGCTGACGTGACCGGGAAACTGGCTGCGGTTCACTTCCCGGTTGTGCCGGTGAGTCTGACTGCGGTGGGCTACCTGTATGCGCAGGCCGGCTCGACTCTGGTGTCGACGTGGACTCTGGGCGTGAACAACATGTCGAGCGTGACTGGCATGACGTACACGATCCGCGATCTGGCCACTGTCCCGGCGCAGCCGATCACGGCATAAGAACTCCTTGGCTGGTCTTTGCTCCCGGCTACGGCCGGGGGCCTTTTAGAGAGAAAGATGATGGCAAGAATGGACGCAGGGAACATGGAACTGCCAAAGGACGAGCCGCTCGATCTGAGCGAAGTTCACGGCGGAAAGATTGAAGTCGAGGCGATCAACATTGCGAACAAGGATGCGTTCGAACTCGAGAAATTCATGAACGAGCCGGTGTCGATCCTGGTTCATGAGTCGACTGACGAGAATACCGTGATGGCGATTCCGCTCGGTGTCTCTGGGACGATTCAATGGGTCGTGCGCGGCGTTGAGATGACGGTCAAGCGCAAGTACGTTGAGGTGCTCGCACGAGCGCGGACTACCGCTTACAAGCAGGGTCAGGCGAAGTTCGACATCACCGACTCGAGACCGGAGCCGAAGACTGCGATGAGCTACCCGTTCAGCGTTGTGAAAGACAACGCGAAGGGCGCATCGTGGCTGCGCGAAATCATCAACCAGCGAGCCTGAAATGGTCGGAACCGCAACCAGTCGCGGGCTGACGCTCGAGGCGTACAAGACAGCCGCGCTCGGGCAGACCGAGGGCACTCAGGGCGGCTACTACCTCGGGCTGATCAGTGCCGCGATTGGTTCCGGCGCTTACTTCCGGATCTACGTCGGGGGTGTGCTGAAGTACGAGGACACGATCATCGGTTCGCTGACGGTGACGTCGAACTACATCGAACTGCCGACGGCGTTCAATGAGCCGGCGGAGACGTGGCTGGCCGCGACGATCACGGGAACTTGCACGGTTGAGATCGTGAAGGCATCAGACAGTGGAGTTGCGCTGGTGATTCCGATTGCCTTGCCGGCGGATGATCCGTCTGGTGATAAGTGGCACCTGTCTGGGAATCTGCAGGCCGGGGTTGCGGTGAAGACGAGCGCGCTGCGGATCCTTGCTCCTCCGACGCTTGACGTGACGACAGGCACGGTTGCGCCGCCGCCAACGTCTGGCATCGCGATGACGCTGCTGACGACGGCGAGTACGCCGGTTGTGGTTTCGGCTACCCTGTTCGGCGGGCAGTTCCTTGTCCATCCGGCTCCGAGGCCGGGGGATTCGACATGGGCGCAGATGGGCGGCACGGCTGGCACTGAGAGTGCTGTCCCGCCATTCCAGATCAAGTCGATTGGATCATTGCAGCGGATTGGTTGTACATGGGCGGCAATTGTGCGCGAGGGCTGGACTTGGTACGACTCATGGAAAGTTTGGGGTGATTCGTTCGGTGCGATCAGGAACTACACGCTGTTTCAGACGCCGAATGAGTTAGCGCAGAGCGGATATTCGGCAAACAACTCGTATTGGCCGGCGTTCAATCCCGGTGGTGACAAGGGGAATGTACCCCCTGTGGCTGGATCTGCTCAGGCGCACGCAACGGCTGTGTTCAATCACGACTCGACTCTGAGCACGTTTGAATCGTGGAACGAGTACGAGGTATTTCCGACAGGGTATTGGCAAGGGTCTCCTGAGCAGATGGCAGTCGTCATGCGCGAGGTGAATAACGCCCGTATTGCGACGGGGCACTCGGCAAAGATCCTCTGGCCTGGAATGGTGAACTGGGACACTGCGAGTGCCGAGACGCCGTTCGCAAACTGGATTACCTTGGCCAACGCCAGCGATGGTTTCGGAGGGGTCGCGAAGGATCACATTCAGGGGATTGGGCATCACATCTATCCGAATGGCGGATCGACCGCTTTATCGATGGCGATCTATTTTGCCCGCGTTCAGGCGTCGATGACTGCAATGGGCAAGGGCACGCTGCCGAAATACCTCACTGAGGCGGGGATGTTGCCGGACAACCAGGCGATTGATCTGCCGTCCGTCGTCAGGGTTTATGGGCAGCTTTATGCGCTTGGGGCCATCAACGGGTACGTGGCATGCAACTTATGGTCGATGGACCGTGGGGTGACGAGTGGCAACTGGGGTTTGTATGTTCCATGGTTGAACTCTTCGATTGTCGCTAGGCACAATGCTCTTGTCACAGGATTGAGCGGCAAGACGATCCGCTGGGCATACGTGATGACGAACAACACGATCCAGATCGGGACGAATGACGGGGCGGTGCTGATCGTATGACAAGCGTTGTCGGTTCCATCAGGAAGACGCCAACCCTCTCGGGGACGACCTGGCCGATCGCGTACGACACCGTCCCTGCTGGGCATACGGTCGTGCTGTTTGTGGCGACGAACAGGAAGGCGTATCCGATTGCATTTCCGGTAGAGTGGACGCTGAAGGCGAACGTCGGGCATTCCATTGCGCCGCATGCGATGGCGATCTACTACCAGACGTTCCCGAGTGGAGCTGTAGCAGGGTCTGCCGTTGGCACGTTCTCGAGCGCGAACCTTGGGCATGGCTTCTCGGTCATCCTGAGCGACGCGCAGTTCGATGTGGTGTCAGCGAGCGCGACTGAGGTCACCGCCGGCGGTGTTGCAGACTCTACGGTGGCCGCGATTACCGGCGCTGCGGCGAGTTCGATCTACCTGAACTTCGTGATTGCCGAGTTCTACCGGACCTACGCGCACAGCGGTGGGTTCACTGCGACGGATCAGATCGTAGACTTCGTGGTGGATGCGAATGGCGGTCTCTCGAGCGCGTTGGGCTACAAGACGTCGGGTGCCGGATCGATAACGGGCGGAACGTGGACGACGACGGACCCGTATGGCGGTTCGCCCGAGGCCCGCACGTCCACGATGGCGATCATCTTCAAGCCTGCGGCGGTGGTGAACCCGACTGCAAGCGGTTCGATCTATGCGCCGGATGAGGCGGCCACCTCGCCTCCTGATAGTCCGATCGCTGCACCTACGATAGCGGTCACTGGGTCCACTTCTGTCAGTGCTACGGTGTCTGGATGGGACGCCACTGCTGATTCGATCCATATCAATGCATCGCTGGTTACCGGGGGAGTTCCGGGTGCCTATTTCCTTGCGAAGACGGTTTCGGTGTCTGGCGTATCAATGCCGATCTCGGTCACCGGGCTTACTGCCGGGGCGACGTACCGGTTTACGTGGCACGTCTCGAGGAGCGGACAGAACAGCGTGGCCTCGAGCCAGGAGACGGCGAATATCACGCTGCAGGGGCTGTACTGCTACCTGTACGCGGACGTTTCCGCTCTTGGCGTGACCGGTGTTGATGCGCAGGTCTTCCGGCTTCCGACCGGAACAGAGCTTGCCGGCGCTTCGCTGGGGTCCGCTACGGGGCTGGCGTTCGATGCAACAGCGGTGAGTGGCCGTGCAAGGCTCAGGATTCCGATCGTTCAGCCATCGACCGGGGCATTGCTGGCGGCCAATGACACGGTTGCTGCGGTGGCCCGCAAGTCAGTCATCGGCGGGTCTGCGATCTGGACCCGGATCACGACAGACGCGAAGATCGCGGAGTCCTGATGCCGACCGGTAACTGGTTCACATCCCAGACATCGAGCGGAGAGACGGCGTGGGCTGATGTGTCGCTGGACAATCTGACGTCGGACCCGGCGAGCATCACGGTTGACCTTGCCTTCGACTTCGGCACGGCGATCCTGAAGTACAACGGGGTCGGCACTGCCGGGATACCTGCGGCTATCACGAATACCGCGTTGGTCACGTCGGTGACGAGCGAGTCGACTGCGGGCGGTGCGCTCGAGTTCATCCCGCTGGTTGTCGGGACGACGGACCTGACGATTGGCCCATACCTTGCTGGCGAGGCTGTCGTCGTTCCTCTGGCGGTGATCGACTCGAGGGGCAGCCTTCCTTCTGGCGTGGTGACTCGGCTGACTGCGGGTCTGATCCCTGATGTTCAGATCGGCGCAGCGCCGTTCACGTTCCAGGTTTTCGATCAGAGTGGGAATGCATTGCCGGGTGTTGTTCGGTCGAAGCGGCTGGAGATCGAGATCAGCCGGCCGGGGTACGTGAGTGCCGCGCATGCTGCGCTGAACGGCGTGATTTCCATCTGCCCTCGAGGGGTTGGGGTATCGACGGTGACGTTTGTCTACCACGATGCGACGTATGGCCGGCTGAGGATTTCGAGAACCATTGAGGTACTGCCATGACGTTTCTGGAGTTGGTGAACCGGTTGCATGTCGAGGCCGGCACGTCTGGCCAAACGCTGTCGACGGTGCTGGGGAGCCTGCCGTTCGAGAGTGCTCGGTTGAAGAAGTGGGTTCAGGATGCTTGGCGGGACATTCAGTCGCAGCAGCGATGGAACTTCCTGTTCAAGGAGGCGACGTTCACGATCCCGCAGTATGCGTCGGTGATCACGCCGCCTGAGTTCACTGCCGGCGAGGTTGCGGACTGGGAAGGCGAGACGGTGAGGATTGCGGCGTTCGGTGGCGCGAGGAAGGATAGCCAGCCGATGACGTGTGTCGATTACTTCGACTTCCGTGATGGCGATGGGGCGGATCCTACTCGCAGGGGTCGGCCGTCAACGATTGCAATCCACCCGAATTCAGAGACATTGTTGATCGCGCCATCGGCGGATGAGCAGTACACGCTGTTCTACGACTACTGGCGTGAGCCGCAGGAGTTGGACGACGACGATGACGTGCCGATCATGCCAGCGAGGTTTCATGACCTGATCATCTGGGAGGCTATCTCGCGGTATGGCGGGTATGAGGAGTCTGCCCCGGTCCTGAAGCGCTCGTACGAACGCGGGGCTCCATTGTGGGCAGCGCTGGCGCACGACCAGTTACCTCCACTCGGACTCAGAAGCCTTGTCTAAGAAAAGCCAGGTCGGGGTCCAGACGGAGTTCTTCGCGCCGCAGGGCGGGTTGGATATCGTCACTCCTCCATTCCTCGTTCGGAATGGTGCGGCAATCAGTGCGCTGAACTTCGAGGTCGACATCGAAGCGGGCTACTCGAGGATCGCGGGCTATGACCGGTACGTGAACGGATTGACGGCCTCGCAGCAGTTCGTTCGGTTGGCGACGGTAGTTGGCATTCCGGGTCACAACGCGGCCCTGTCCGGACAGATTCTGCGAGGGCTGACTTCTGGCGCGCAGATGACGTTTGTGGTGAAGGCGAGCGGATCGTCGACCGGGTTGGAGTTCCTGACGACTTACGGTGGCGATACTGCGGCCTATGTGTCCGAGGTGAGCGGAACGTTCGTCATTGGCGAGGAGGTCGAGGTTCTCGGCATGTCGCAGGGCGCGACGTACGTGATTGTGTCTCCGCCGACGGCCTTGCCGGGGGCCACGGCAGAAGAGCGCGCGGCCTCGAGGATCATTGCTGATGACGCGCTGAGAACGGCCTGGCACAGCCCCAGCGCGGAGTTGTCGACCGGGACGGCGTTCAACGAGGCCGAGAAGATCATGGGCCTGTTCGTGCTTGACGACAGGCCGGTGGCGATTCGCTACAGTTATTCGAGCGACGTCATGATCTTTCTGGAGCCATCAGAGACGCTCACGATCAGCGGCGTGCCGGTGCCGAATAACAAAAACTGGGTGGTGCGGAACATTGGGCTCCCGTCGAGCGGCGTGTACAACCCGTCGACCGAGAATGCGATCCGTGGGGCGAATGCGCAGTTTGAGTTCGTGGTCAACAACCTTGGCAGTAACGACGCGGTCGGGGCGCAGGTCGATCGCGCATTCGGGGTGTCCGGAACGTCTCGAGCGTTCATCTACTACAACGGCACGCTTGACTTCATCACGACCGGGATGGCGATCGACACGCCGAGTCATTTGGCGGTCCATGGGAATCGACTGTTCCTGTCGTTTGGATCGAGTCTTCAGTATTCTCAGGTCGGCGACCCGAAAAGCTGGACTCCGGTCCTCGGGGCCGGCGAGATCAATACCGGTGCGGCGATAACTGGCCTGATGTCCCTGACCGGCGAGAGCGAAGCGTCGGCTCTTCTGGTGTCCACGCAGGACCGGCTATTCATTCTGTACGGGGATTCGGACTCGACGTTCCAGTTGATTCCGTTCTCCGGGGATACGGGGGCGCTACCGGGTACGCTGCAATGGATGGGCAAGGCGCTCTTCCAGAATGCGTTCGGTCTGACGACGATGACTGCGTCACAGCAGTTCGGCGCATTCGAGAACTCGGTGTTCAGCGGGTCGGTGAAGCCGTTTGTTGATGCGCGCCGGAACAAGGCGGTTGCATCGATGCTTTGCAGGAACAAGAACCAGTACCGGATCTTCTTCGAGGACGGATCTGGACTGTACTGTTCATTCAGGAATGGCAAGCCCTCGGGAATTTTCCCGGTTCAGTTTCCGCATGTGGTGACCTGCGCGTGGTCGTGCATTGCGAAGGGAACCGGTCTGCTCGAGAAGGGAGAGGAACTGATGCTGGTCGGCACGGCTGACGGCGAGGTTCTGAGGCTTGATGTCGGCTGGTCGTTCAACGGTCAGGCGATCCCGTGGAACCTGAGACTTGCTTTCAACCACATGCGTTCGCCGAGGTTGCTGAAGCACTTCAAGCGGTCGGTTCTCGAGACGCAGACCGGCGGGTACGTGAAGCTACAGGTTGGGTACGACCTAGACTACCGGTCCGAAGAGCGCGACGTCACGCCTGATGCCTACATCTACAGTCCAGAGTCCGGGTCGAATCAGTATTGGCAGAACGCGGTCTGGAATCAGGGCCGGTATGACGTCACGACGACTGAGCCAAACACCGTGGACACGCCCGGATCGGGGGTGAATCTGTCGCTCAGGATGCAGGGCGACGACAAGACGACGCAACCGTTCACGATCACTGGGGCGATCATCCATTACGTCTTCCGTAGGCTGAAGCGGTGAACCGTGCGTTCACTTGCCCAGTTTCCGGGTACTGTTACAAATGAGCAAATGGGCAAACTATGGCCGATCCGAATCTTGAGTTGAACGCTGCCGTGATGCCGCAGCAGGGGATCCTGAACGGCGGGTCCAGCAACCTGGTGGGCGGCATGTATTCCGGCTCCACAACGCCAGGAACTACGTCCGGGAACATCAGCACCGGGAATCAGGGCCTGCAGACGGCGAACTACGGTACGGCTGGGTATCAGACTGCCGGGTATCAGACTGCAGATCCGTACCTTCGGACCGTTGATTCCAGTTCGGAAACCGTTCAGGGGCAGTTGAAGGGGATCCTCGACGAGGGTTCTCCGCTCATGGAGCGAGCACGGGCAAAGGCTCTCGAGGGCGCGAACAGTCGCGGTCTGCTGAACAGCACGATGGCGCTGAGGGCCGGCGAGACGGCGCTGTATGACTCGGCGATGCCGATTGCCACGCAGGATGCCAGCACGTATACGCAGGCGTCTCGAGACAATCAGGGCGTGCAGAATCAGGTCGCGCAGTTCAATGCCGGCGCGTACAACACAAATCAGCAATTCAACGCCGGGGCGTACAACACGAACCAGCAGTTCAATACCGGAGAGGCGAACACGACGAGTCGCTTCAATGCCGGAGAGGGCAACAAGCTCAACATCACGAACATTGGCGAGGCCGGGGCGACCGCTCGAGCGAATGCACAGAATGCGACGACGCTGCAGTCGACGCAGATGACGAATGAGAACCGGATTCAGGTTGCTCAGCTTGATGCCGAGAATCGGATTGCGCTTGAAAACATCTCGTCAAATAACCGGGCTCTGATTCAGGGGAGCGCAAACGCGGGGCAGATTTACTCGCAGATGCAGGCGAACATCTCGAACATTCAGCGGGATCCAAACCTGACCGAAGACGCGAAGCGTGCGGCGATTCAGCAGGAGATTGATGCGGGCCAGGCAGGGATGGTGATTGCCGGCAGAGTGGCGAACGTTGACTTTGGCGACGGGTTGAACTGGAACGCTGCTCGAGAGTCTGCTGCGGTGAACACGGCGGCTCCTGCGCCCGCGCCGGCCCCTGGCGCTGCTCCATCTCCCGGCAGCGCCGCTCCAGCCCCATCTTCGCCCGGATACACCGGGGGGATAACGACCGGCGATGGTTGATCTTGCTGTTGAAACGATGGCAACGGTTCGAGAGGAGATCGAGCCGCTTCTGCTTGCGCACTATGACGAGATCGCGCTGCACAAGGACACGATCAAGCTGGATGTTGATTGGGGTAAGTACGAGGGCCTCGAACGGAACGGCGGACTTCGGGTCTATACCGCGAGGGAAGATGGAAGGCTGGTCGGGTATTCGGTCTTCTTCCTTGCGTGGAACATGCACTACAAGTCGACGCTATTTGGCCAGAACGATGTTCTGTATCTGACGCCGGAGCATCGCAAGGGAACGACAGGGCTTCGGCTGATCAAGTTCAGCGAGGACGAGTTGCGCAAGGATCGGGTCGATAAGGTCGTCTGGCATGTGAAAGTGGCGAACGACTGGTCTGCGATTCTTGAGCGGTCTGGATATCAACGGGAAGAAATTCTGATGGCGAAGGTGCTCTGATGGCTATTGTTGCGGTAGCGGCGTTCGCAGGGGCTGCAGGGACCGCTGCCGGGTATGCGGCTGTCGTTGCTGCCGTCTCTGTGGCGGTGACGGTAGTCGGCGCGGTGACGAAGAACCCGACGCTGATGAAGATTGGCGCGGGTCTTGGCGTGGGAGGATCTGTCGCATCAGCGGCTGGCTGGTCTGGCGCATGGGCTGGCGGCACCACGGCGACCGAAGCCGGTACTGTGGCGAGCACGGCCAGTGAGGCCGGGACGGCGGCCGGCGGGACTGAGGTGGCCAGCAATGCGACCGGCATGGCGACGAACTCGACCGGCACGTCATTGCGTGCTGCGGAGGGCGCTGCCGGGATTGGGTATGGTGGAGAAGGGGTTGCCGGTGCTGCGGTGCCCGTGGCGGCGGATGGCTCGAGGATCAGAACCATCGGAGACGGCATGGGCGGCATGGACTCGACGGCTACGTTCGACAAGGGCGGAATTCTCGAGTCGGCAACTGCGCAGCCTGCCCAAGTGGCTCAAGTGGCGAGCGTGGCTCAGCCGGGTAACGCTACCGGGACGACCGTGCGAGCGATGGAAGGCGGATCGAATGCGGTCTACAACGGCACTCAGGCGAGTGGCGGCACATCGTATTGGGATTCTCTCGGAAGCATGTGGAAGAACATGGATAGCGGCGACAAGCAGATTGTCGGCGGGATCATCAAGGGCGTGGGTCAGGGTGCGGCCTCATACATGAGCGAGTCGATGAAGACTCAGGCGCAGATCGATGCTGAGAACAGACTGCGGAACAACCGGTCGAACTTCACGCCGGTCCGATGGAGCACGAAGTAATGGCTGGAATTCTTGAGCAGCAGATCCCCGGTGAGGGCCAAGGCCCTGACGAGTCCACGCAGCATGAAGGAATGGAGGCGCCGCAGGTAGAGCAACAAGAGGGTGACGCCAAGCAGGAGGGTGGCAGCAAGACGCAGGAGGTCGTGCAGAAGATCATGGACGCTGCGCCGCCCGAGATGAAGTCGGATATTGAGCGGATCGTCACTGCCGGCAAGCGGATGATGTACGACCCGCAGACGCATGATCTGATGGTCAAGCAACTGCAGTCGATGAAGGGCGGGAGCGAGGCCGACTCGTTGGCGCAGGGCGTTGCTGCGCTGATGACGATGATCAAGAACGAGTCGAAGGGACCGTTCCCGATGGAAGCGATGGTTCCTGCGGCGGTGATTCTGCTGATGGAGGTGATCGATTTTCTTGCCGAGGCCGGGAAGATTGAGCCGAGTGATCAGTTGATCGGTGAGGCGACGCAGGAGTTGACTGGTTACCTGATGAAGAAGATGCAGATCGGGCCGGACCAGATCCGCGAGGCGCAGCAGTTCGCGCAGCAGCAGGGTGGTCAGGGCGGTCCTCAAGGCCAGCCACAGGGGCCGCAGCCTACGCCGGCACCCGGAATTCTGAACGGAGCACAGTAATGCCGGGAATCCTCGAGTCGATATTCGCTGGCGCTGCCACGGGCGGTGGTGCTGCGATGGAAGACGTCTATCGTCGGCGTGACGACAACGAGATGCGCTCGAAGCTCGAGGAGCAGAAGGCGAAGGCGGATCAGGACCGTCAGGTTGCGTTGGAGCGGATGCGGCAGAGTGGCGCTCAGGCACTGCAGGCTAGTTCGCAGGACTTCACCAGAGGCGAGAACGCGACGACTCGTGACTTCCAATCGGGCGAGAAGGCGCTTGATCGCACGCAGCAGTCGACCGAGAAGGCCCTCGATCGCGACATAACGCTCAAGCACTACGGGATCGTCGAAGGCCAGAATGCGGCGAGCAATAGTCGTTACGATCGGCAGTCGACGGAGATCGAGCGTCACAATAGGGCGATGGAAGGCATCTATAGCGGTCGCGATGGGGCGAAAGCCGGCAATGCCTATGACCGGATTCCGGAACAAGCGAAGATCGAACTCGGCGATCTGACGAAGGAATATTCCGGGCTGCAGTCTGAGTTGCGCAAAGCGAGGGCTGATGCAATGAAGCCCGAGAACAAGATGGACCCCAACATGGCGGCCTCGAGCGCACAGTACGTCAAGGAATTGGAAAAGAGCCTGAACGACGTAAACATGAAGCGCGTTCAAACCCAGATTCGTCATGGTTTGATCGATCCTTCGGAGATCGTTTCAAGGGCCGCGCCGAAGTTCGATTCTCTCGACAACATCAACCAGTTCATTCAGGGCCAACAGCAGATCGGCGGTCAGGACTGGGCGAAGAAGGTGGCTGATGCTCTGGACAGAGCCGGCATCCCGCAGCGGTTCGCCAATGCGAAGCCGAAGGACGCGCCTGCTGATTCCCCTGCAGTGCAGAAGGGCGGGCCGTCGAACAATGCGCCAACCGGTGCGCGTCCATCGGCACCCGCCAGCATTGCCCCTGCAAACGGTCCGCCAGCCTATGCCGGCCAATACGATCAGGGCATGGCTGGAATTCTCGAGCGGCCGACGCCAACCGATCAGCCGCCTGCGCCGCCGTCAATCTCTGAGCAACGAGTCAAAAGCCTGACGACGAACGAGATCATGAAGATGGACATGCCAGAGTTGAGGGCATTGTTTGGGGAGCCAGCAAAGTACATGAGCAAGGAACAGGCGAAAGCGGCCGCAGCCCGATATCAGCAGGTTCGCTGATGGCAGCGAATGCGTGGGAGTCGTTCGGGCTTGTAGACCCTGAGTCGTTCAAGGTTGCGCCGATTGAGCCGCAGCCTGACCCTGAAAGGGGTGATTTCGGTCGAGGATTCGGGATTGCCTTTCGAGAGGTAAAGCCGCTCGCGCAGGCTGCGGTCGGCCTTGCCGGTGCGACAGTTGGATCCGACGCTGTTCGTGATTGGGGCTACAGCGGTTATCAGGACGCGATGAATAAAATCGCTCCGGACCGCAAAGACACGGACGAACTAACGACCGCGTACGAGAAAGCCAAGACCGGCGACCTCGGGGCTATTGTCGATTGGGTTCAGTACGGTCTGGGGTATGTGACCGGACAAGCCGCGCAGTCGATCGCGGTTGGTGTCGCTGGCGCGGCCGCTGGCGGGATGGCCGCAGGCCCTGGCGGGGCCGTTGCCGGAGGCGTTGGTGGTGCCGTCACTGGCGCGGCTGGTGGAACTGCAGTCAGGGCGCTTGCCACCAAGATGGCAGGGTCCATCATCGAGAAGCAGGCCGCCAAGATTGCCGAAGTGCAACTGGCGAAGCTCGCTGCCGAGGGCGTTGTTACAGAGGCGGCGAAAGCTGCGGTCATGCAACAGGCAAAGGCCGCTGCGGTCAAGTCTGTTGGACAGGCTATTGGTGCTGGTGCCGGAACGGTCGCGCTCACTTCCATTCAGGAAGGCGGGTCGATCTTTGCCGACGCGATGGAAGAGGCGAAGAAGCAAGGCCGTGAACTCGATGGGACGGATCTCGCGAGAATCTGGGCGGGTACTGCTGGCGCAACGGTTCTCGAGTCTGCGGCCGACATGCTTGGACTTGGCGCTCTATCGGGGCGCGTAAAGCTGGGTAGCGGAACGGGCGGGATGGTCGGTCGTGCCGCAACCGGCGGGGCGATTCTAGGTGCCTCAGAGGGTGCCACAGAGGTCGGCCAGACGGCATTTGAGAGGTTCGGTGCAGGCAAGGAATTGACCAGCGACGAGGCGGTCAAGGACTACATCAACTCCGGTGCGCTTGGCGTCCTCGGTGGCAGTGCAATGGGCGGCATTTCCGGCGCTGCGCATCGCGCTCCACCCGTCCAGAAGACCAACGAAGAGATCATCAAGGATATCGTTGGCGCTCCAGATTTGGAGTCTGCAGTTGCCGAGACGCAGAAAGTCTTCGATCAGAACACGGTCCCGCTTGCGATCCTGACTGCGGCCGATAACACCGGCATGGTCAACCGCATGTCGGACGATGCCCTGCTGTCCGCTCAGGCGAGGTTCGAGGAAGAGTCTGCGCAGGCTCAGAGGGTCATGCGCGAGCATGCGTTCAGGCAGGCAGAGCAACCACCGGCGAACGTCGGCGGGATTCTCGATCAGCGTCAGGCGGATCTGGCGAATCAGGAGCAGGGCGCTCGAGAGCAGGGCCTTGATCAGATGCGTGCTGATCAGGCCCGTGCTGCGGTCAACACACCGATTGCTGAAGGGCAGACCTCCGATCTGGGCAGCGGACGGACTGATGCGGGCATTCAAGGCCCGATGCAAGCCGCCTTCGCCAGACTTCAGGAACAGAGAAATGCTCAGACCGGATCAGCACGGGATGCTGTGGGATCGGCAGTACAGCCCGCAGTATTGGAGTCCGCTGTTGGAGTGCCCGGTGGACAGAACCTTGTGGAACCTGCCAGACGGGACGCTGGGGCAGGCGGAGTACAGCCTGTTTCTGGGCGAACTGTGGACGGTTCGCCGGCATCAGTGGCGGCTGGTCCTCGAGGAGTTCTACCATCAGACGGCCCCAGTGCAATAGACCGGCTGAATCAGTCGCTGGCCGCTGAGCGCAAGCAGCGGGGGGTGGATACCGGTCAGCCTTCGGTGACGATGGTCGAGCCTGATTCCTTGCCTGTCACCCGGCAGCGGGCGAAGAATGGCGGAGAGACGCTCTCGAAACATGAGTT